CTACGCTATCAGCAGTACTAACTTCAGTAATACTAGAACCTTCTTGTAAGCAGATTAATTGATGAGGCTGCAATGGAGGATTGTGCCACACATCGCCTTCCTTTAAATTCTTTTCGTATAACACAGCATTAGAAGTATCAATCCATCTAACTTTAAATGATCCTGTATTAACAAACCAAGTCTCGTCTTTTTCTTTATGAAAGTGCATACTAAATTTAGCATTTGCTTTTTCAAAGAACATAATTTTTCCGCAGTACTTGTCAGTAGATGCCCAAATTAATTCGTAGCCCCATCCTTTAGGAACAACTCCGTTAAGTCTAGTTGGTTCGTTATTTTCCATTAATATAATCCTCTATGTTAGTCCACTGCATGTCTACTACACTATTTAAATTAGTTAAGTCTGCACATGTGTACTTTTGATACTGTGACTTTATGTTTTCTGGAATTGGAATATATTCTATAGCTGCTCCGTGCTTATTAGCAATAGTTTGCGCCACAGTTTCAAAGCTTTTAGGCATGCCTGTGCCGACATTGAATATACCTGATTGATCTACATCAAACATTTTTTCGTGTAGCTTGCATATATCATCTACACATACAAAGTCTCTAAGATAATTATCGCTATCTTCAAACACTTTGATTACGCCATTTTCTTTTGCTTGATCTGTAAACTTAGTGTACGGACTTGCTTGTGCGCCTTTGTCTTCTTCACCTTCTCCGTAAACATTAAAGTAACGGAAGCCTTGTATTTTAATATTAAATTCATCTATGTACTGATTTAAAAATCTATCAAACAAATACTTTGACCATGCATAAGGACTCTGCGGCAACAATGGACCATCTTCAGTAAAATGTGTAGTTGGTCCATAAACACTTGCACTAGATGCATATTGTAAATTAGTACCAAAGTTTTCGCATACTTGTGCAAGTTTTAAAGTAAACTCAAAATTTTGTTCTAGTATTTGATTTACATCAGTATATGTAGTTGAGCTAATAGCACCTAAGTGTATGCACCAATCATAATCTTCTGTACTAGGTAATATGCCAGGTTGCCATTCCCAGCCTTCGACTTCATGGCCTTGTTGTTGCAAATAACTTGCAACATTTTTACCAATAAATCCTTTGTTTCCTGTAACTAATATTCTCATTTGCTTGCCTCTATAATCTGTGTTGTTGAATATCCTTCAACTGTAGGCACAAGATGCACATCAGCTAAATCATGCCCTACAACTTGTTCTACTGTGTAATCACCGCCTTTTACAATAACGTGCGGAACCACCTCTTTAATTAATCTGTACGGAGTGTCCTCGTCAAACACAATTACTTCGTCTACCCACGGTAATAATTCTAATTGCTTTTTACGGTTGTTTACATTATTGATAGGACGCTTAGGGCCTTTAAACCGTTTAACACTTGCGTCTGAATTAATACCTACAATTAGTTTTCCACCGAGCGATTTTGCTTCAGCTAGTAGCTCAAAGTGACCCGTGTGTAGTATGTCAAAGCATCCATTAGTAAACACTATGCGTTCTTCAAGATCGCTTACAGTGAGCGTGTGTGTGCCTACGTGTTTAACTGCTTCTCTAGAACCTTTAACAGCAAGTTCTAAACAACGCTTGTAATTGTATTGCTTGGTTAGTCCATATACAAATGCGGCTAGGAAACAATCTCCTGCACCTGTGACATCTGATACTTCTACAGGCTCAACTGGAATATTGTAATTTATATTGTCTATTGTAGCAACAACATTGTCCCCGGCTTTAGTTGTAATAATATTACTTTGCCAATACGTAAATCCAAACTCGTCAAACTCTTTGTAGTTGGGCTTTACTAGCCATGCGTCCTTATACTGATTTGCATATTCTTTAGGATCTACAATTATTTTACAATTAAATTTGTTAATGTGTTCGATAATTTCAAGCGACTCGTCTAATACACCTTTGTTATAATCACTGAGTATTACATATTCGTATTGCGAAAAGTCATTAGATAATACATCAGCTAATACTGCGTTACCGCTTGCACGTTTGTCATCGTCAATGCGTGTAACATAATGTCCGTCACAAATTACTCTAGTTTTAATACTGCTAGGTTGTTTGGTTTCAAATAGTGTTACATCAACACCTAAGCTTTTTAAGTTTTCATAAACAAGTCCTGCTCCGCCAAGTGTTTCAACTTTACGCTGATACTTAACCACAGGCACAGGCGCCTCAGGACTTAGTCGTTCTGAAGTGCCATAGATATATTTGTCGATTATTACATCGCCGAGAACTAATACTTTCATAGTGTTATTATACTATCTTTTAGGTTATTTGTCAAGTAAATTGATTGTTTTAAAAACAGTTTCTAACTTTGTTAAGTTAATTTTACTTTGTAAAGTATTACGCAAGCCGTGATGTAGAGGCTTGGGCCACTTAGTAAAACTACACCAAGCATATCCGTTGTGTTCAATATTAAGTTTAGGAACAAATTCTTCTTCAATAACACAAAGGTATGTGTGGAAGTAGAATCTACTATCAGGGGAAATAAAGCTTTCTAAAGGAAGAGTTTTCTTAATCTCTGGAATAAATCCAATTTCTTCTTCTATTTCTCGTTTAAGACCTTCCCACGGTGTTTCAGCACCTTCGTTAGTGCCACCGACAAGGCCCCACAGATTATTACGCTTACCTTGCGCTCTGTGAAGGAATAAAAATCTATTTGTATCTAAAGTGTAAAACAGTGCTCCACTGCAAGTAATCATATCGTTCATACATATAATTAGCCTGCGAGTTCAATTCTCCATGACCCAACTGGATAGTCACCATCAACGGATTTTAGCCATTCGTTATCATTGAATCTATATTGCACACTTGTATTTAAATTAGTAGTGTATGTAACTTCTGTTGCAGCACTTGCGTCAAACACAATATTCCATTTAGTTCCGTTCCACTCAATAATATCATTTGCGCTTGCTACAATTCCAGTGCCGTCTGCATTTTGCCAAGCAACTGGTATATTAGTTGCAGTATTATCACCTAAGTCTTCTAGCAACAATAAGCGTAGCCCAGATACTTTAATACTTAACGGATTAAAACTAACTGGATTAATAATATAATCAATGCTAGTTCGACTTGCTATTACAGTATCACTTGGGAAACTATCATCGTCCCAATTTAGTAATATCTTAGTTTCATCAAAAGGACTCAAAGAAAATGTACCTGTTACAGTGCTATCATTATCGGTACTTGTAAGGTGCATACGACTAACGTCAGCAGCATATATTCCTGGAAGTGCTTCGAATATTTCTCTCCAGTTCTTATTACCAACTATACCATTTGAGTATAGTTGCACGGTATCAATATCTACGTACACACCATACTTGTTGTAATTAACATTTGCCATTTGTCCTGCAACAAGTGAAGTGGCTTTATTGCCAAATTCGTTGCTGGATACGCCTGCTCTTGCAACATCATCATATTGATTTAATTGTGGAACAGTAACGCCGTCTTCAATTGTTCCTCGTTCTTCGTCAAACATGCTTGTAATAATATTAGTAATAACGCCCATTTTGCGTACTTTTGTTGGAGGACTAATGTAAATTGGTACAGTAAATGCTAAAGTAGAAATATCTATTTCGCTGTCTACACCAACAGGTACACTTCTATTCGACCATGTTACATTTTCTAAATTAACAACAGTGATACTAGTCCAGTCGATAAAATTCTCAGTTGTTTGCATTTCTAAACTTGGATTAAACAATACAAGTATTTGCTCTAATAACTGCAATTTTTGATCAGTGTTTGACGTCCATATATCTGCATTAATGCGCATCATATACGGTGTAGGTATTAACCTTTCAACTGTGTAGTTTTTTCCCTGTACGTTAAGATATTCGCCTGCAGCGTCATCCCACTGGCGTTCTCTAATATTAGTTTTGCGTGTGTATGTTGCATCAGTTAGTCTGTCTTTATCTAGTTCTAGCCCAGTTAAGTATACTGCAATACGAGGAGCACTGGGTAGTTTATTTTCTGTATTTTCTCTAATAATATTTGATACTTGGCGAGTTAGATCACCGTAAGTTACTGGCACATCTTTTTGTATTCCTTTACCATCTTGCACAGGAAAGTTACTCAAAATTCTCATCATTTGAGTAATATATCTTCTTACTTGACCGTCATAAAAATGTTGCATTAATTATCCGCCGTAGGTTTCTTTGGTTTAAGTGCCTTAGAAAGACTTTGTCTTTCTTGAACTGTTTCGCCACTAATTTGACTAGTTTTGGTATTATTAATAAAGCTAGACTTGTAAGTCTGTCTTTCGAGTGTATTACTTAGTGACATTCTAATATCGTCTTGTACTTTAACCCAACGTGCGCCGTCATAACGAAACATTCTATTTGGTAAAAAGTCTGTACGTAAAAAATAGTCGCCGCTTACATTGTTCCGAGGAAACTGTATTCCAAATCCGAATGGCGCACCATTTGGAGCACTATCACCTGTGCCAACTAAGTAGCCTGTATAACCTTCGCGCTCTGGTCTATTAACTACATCGTCTGCACTAACTACAATATTGCTTGCTTCTAAGTCAGTATCGTCAGCAGTTTGTAAATCAACACTTCCGTCATCGTTTGTACTCACAGTGTAATAGTGATTTATGTCATATCCGCTTTTAGGTGAGTCAGCTTCTGCTTGTGCAACTACAGCATTAGAAATTTGCATTTCTTTTTCATAGGTTGACAGTAAATCACGTAGTGTATTATCGGTTCCGTCTTCTGCAGACAAGTCGAGTATTTCTGCGTATTCTTGTCCATCGTATATTTGCTTTAGCTTTAATCGATATAAGTGCGGATACCAAGTATGACTAAATCCTTCAGCAGCCCGATTAACGTCCTCTACAACATAAAAGCGTTTAAGTGCAACACTATAATCATTAAGCGCATGTTCGTCTTTTAGGTGCGGCAACTCAATTACATCACCTGACATAACTTTTCTACCAAGGGTTTTAACACTGCTATTAATATGTATTGTTAGCATCAGTGTATCATTACTTAAGAATAACCCAAACTGTGATAAATCAAAATCAATATCTTGAACATTATAAATGCCGCGCATACTATATACGTCTGGATCATACTTTCTGTCTCTATTTTCTAAAAATAGCAAGTCCTGTATATTAGTTTCTTTTACAGCATCATACGTGGGCTGATCAGCAGTACCTGAACCTTCAGCAGGATTCTCTGCCCCAAGAAACTTATGGATGTTAATGTCAGTGCCACCGATAGTGAACATTTCTTGGATTTGCTTGTCCAAGAAGTAATAATCATTACCGCGTT